ATGATTTGAGGCGCATTAACCGTATGCGCTAACGTGTTAAGTTGGACTACGACCGTAGGTTTTGGATGGCGGACGCGGCGGCTCAAAATAATTAAACAAGTTACCGTAGTGGCGGAATTGGTAGACGCAACGTTAGTAATGGTTCGATTCCATTGCATTGGTACAGGTTCGAATCCTGTCTACGGTACATTAGTTGGTTTCAGTTGTTCACATAGCGTGCCGCAAGTTCGGCGGTGCATTCGATTGCAACACGCTACTAACCGCACCCAGCTACGGATACTGGGATTTAATTATGGCAGAAAATATATTGCCCGAAGGTGTAAGATTCTTTGAAAAGAATGCCAACGCGCCCGATTTTGTATTAGGTTCTTTTGTTATCAGTATTGATGATTTAAACGCCTTTGTAGCTGCGAATCCGCAATACCTTACCGAGTATCAAGGTAAGAGGCAATTAAGGCTACAGCAGCTACGTAGTAAAGCAGGAAAGGTGTATTTGAATGTAGGTACGTTCAAGCCTACTTCACAACCAACGCAGCCCGACTTGCCGAGTGTGAGTGCGCCGCCTAACATCGAATCGCTACCATTCTAAAATGGAAAAATTTATTTGCCATTCTGATAATTTTAGATTATCTTTATGGCAAATATTTTTATTATGAAAACTTGTTTTAAATGCGGTATTGAAAAGCCATTAATTGAGTTTTACGTTCATAAAGAAATGGCTGATGGACACCTTAATAAATGTAAAGATTGCACAAAATCCGATGTTTCTAAAAAGCATATTGAAAATTCAAAGTCAAAAGAATACGTTGAAAAAGAACGAAAGCGTGGAAGGCAAAAGTATCATAGGCTTTATGTAGGTACAAGTAAATCAAAAAAACATTCTAATTTAAAATGGGAATTTAAATACCCTGAAAAAAGAAAAGCTAGTTTAGCGTCGCAACGTATTAAAAAACCATTTGAAGGTGCAGAAAAACATCATTGGTCTTATAATGACGAGCATTTTAAATGTGTTATTTGGCTTTCTAAAAAGCATCACATGAAAGCACATAGATTTTTAGTTTACGACCAAGAAAGGAAAATGTACCGCCGGTATGATACTAACGAATTATTGGACACAAAAGAAAGGCACGAAACGTTTATCCTTAATTGCATCAATAACCTAGAAGATTAACCTTTAATCCGTACCCTTATTAATTAACTGTAATAACTCAAACCATGACACACGAAGAACAACTAAAACAACTGCTAACTGAAGCAGAACAAGTAACCGCTAAAATGCGTGAAGCACTCCGCCACCTACCCGACTACCAACCGCAACCGAAGTTAGCCACCACATACAAAGAAGTTGTGGAAGCGGTGAAGCCGTTGTTTGTGGTTTATTGTAATGGTGAAACTGGTAACAACAATACCCCTGACCCTTACCAACTCCCCACCGAAGCAGCCGCCAAACAAGCAGCAGCGTTTACCCAAATCAAAAACCTCGAAGCGTATTGCGCTGATAGGTTTGAGGGGGAAAGGAAATGGACTATCGTAATTGATGATGGTTATGTCTTATTGGGTTTGTTTAATTCCGCCCCTTTCAAATTCAAAAAAGAAGCCGCCGAATTCGTAATGAAACACTTCCCCGAAATATTCAAACAGTATTATGGGGTGGAGTAATTAATCACACTAAAATAAAAAACAAATGAAAATTGATTTTGACCAGCCGAAAGGCATAAAAGTAAATGATATGACTGATTTAGAAATTGAAGAAAAAGTAAAACAAATAAATGAAATGTTAGATAAAAAAGAGGTTACAATTTTAGACGATTATTTTCACGATGTTTATCAAGACAAATATACAAATGAAATATTTAGAGTTAAAAGTAGCCGTTTTTTTGACTCGCAAGAAGATGCAAATAATGCACTTGAAGAAACTTTGCAAAAGCTATTAGCATTTTAATAGTAGTAGTAGCAATTACTGATAACTCACTACACTAACCGCCGCTACAAACCAGTAGCGGCTTTTCTATTCAATCTCAATCCAAACCTTTTCTGTTTTCTGTTTTGCCGCAACAATATCGCAAAGGTCATTCATTGCTTTGGTTTCGTTAAGCAATTGCCCTGCTGCTATTCTTTTGTATGAAATAATTGGACACCCTGCCGAACTTCTTTCTGTTGATCCATTATGTATACGTATTCCTTCAAAGTCAGGCACATTGAATATTCCGGTCAAAGGACGTTTAAACCTATTGCTCCACGTAACCATAACGGGATAACGCCCATAAGGTATTGCTGTTTGCGCGTACACCTTTAGTAACTTCGACCACATGCCACGCTTTGCCCTTACCTTATCTTCTACGGTATAGCAAAAGAATTTACCATCAATGTGTAATTCGCCAATAGTTGACTCCTTACTGAATGTCTTCCTGATTACCTTTATTTCCATTTTTGTTTCCTTGTATTGTTGCAAAACCTGCATACCCAAATAAGGTTGCAGTTACTATTATTAAATCGGTGCTTGTTATTTCCCAATTATAAATACCCTTAAATAAGAAATAAGCACTTGCACCCAAAGCCACAACGAACAAAGCAAACCGCTCTAATCGTTTACTACTTAGCCAACTCTTTTTGTCGCTAAATGTGAGTAGCCATTCTTTGAGTAATTCTTTCATTTGTTGTTAAAAAATTCGTATGCCTTGTAAAAAAACGCAATAACACCACCGAGAAACCCTATAATAAAAACTGCTGCTGCAATATTACCCATTAGATATTGTCTTAAACTTTTCATTGAGTTGACAAACTTCTCAATTAATATTAATCGGTTTACTAAACCTCTTTCAGGGTCTATCGGGTCGCCTTCAAGCAACCTAATTAAGCGTTCTACATTCTTTTCCAAAGCATCTCTTTTAGCGTTCGCTTCGTTCAATAGTATGATGGTATTATGCAACTCTTGTCGCATTTGATTAACATCATGCCGAATATTGGCTATTTCCTCTGCGTGTTTTCGTTCAAGTTGTTCTATCGTCTGTGACATTGTATAGGATAAAATAGGCGTAAATCATGGCTAAAATAACGGCTACATTCCTAACTACTAAACTCACTTCACTCACATAGTAACCGAAAAAAATTGTGTTTAAAATTGAAAATATTGAATCAATAAATAGGGCATAAAATATTGATTTGATTAATCTATCTTGGATTAAAATTGTTCCCGTTCTTGTTATTAATAAGATAAACCCCTGCATCACTAAAGCCTGAAAAAACCAAACCAATAAACCAGGTTCGTTAAAATCGTTACCAAACAACTTTAAACAAATTGATTCAGGTAAATGGTTTTCAGGTTGAAATGAAAAAAGGAAATAGAATATTACCATCTCTACAAAAAAGACGTTTTTATCTAAACCTTTTGGGAAGTCTATCTTTGGTAATTTCATTGAATAACCCCGTTAGAAGTCGTAATCGTATCTCCGTTAAGTAATGAATATGTATCATCAGGAGGTATGCAATAGTTTTGACTTTCATCAACACTAAATATTTCAGTTCCTTGTATCGGTTCTGAATCTGCATCAATCCATCCATAAACTTCAACTTGATTAATAAGGATAGCCAAAGATTTAGCTTTAGGCTTTTTTGGTGGGATAGGTCCGAATGGAGATATGGTGCTCATATATTTGTTGGTTTAATAATTTCAGAATCTAATACTACTCGTTTAGGTAGTGCTTGTAAAGTGTCCTTAACATCTTCGGGTAATGGCGGTGCAGTAGCTTCAAACTCATTAACCCCGTATTTACCATCAGTTAATTTAACCGCACCTAAGTAATAGTTGCCGTATATTTTACACAAGTTATTTTTTTGCGTTTCGGTTAAGATTATCATGTCAAGTTTGTATAAAGGTAATCAAATGCTGCATCTATGTCGGCTGCCTCTGTGTCTGTGAAGGCTCTACCTACAAATGTTGCAAATATTGTAACGGGGTTAATGAGTTTGAAGCTACTGCACCGCCTTTACCCGAAGATGTTAAAGACACTTTACAAGCACTACCTAAACGAGTAGTATTAGATTCTGAAATTATTAAACCAACAAATATATGAGTAACTTTGTCCCACTCGGTCCGAAAAGACCCATTAAAAAACCTTTACCTCAAATTGTGGAATGTACTAACAACGATTGTGCATTTGTGGATGCTCAAGATAGGTTTCAGGTAGGTAGTGAAATCTTTGTTTGTACCGAAGAAACAACACCAACTTTTGAACTACTTGAATCAGGTTCATACTTTCTTGAATCGGGTGATGAGTTTATTGTTATTGATGGAGTAATTGATGAAATACTTTAGTATAATTCTACTTACTTCTTTATTTTATATCCTATTTTCTTTTAAGCGGTTAATAGCACGAGCTAGAGTCTCACGTTCGTCATTTAGCTTGCGCTTATCATTTTTGAGAGCCACACGCTCACGAGCGATAGCTTCTTTATCGTTTTTGATGGTCACTTTATCTACTTTGATAGCTTTTTTAGTCTCTTCCAGTTGTTTTACTGTAAAACTAACTGTTTTCTCCCATTCTTCTGTCTTTTCCTCAAAGAGGGAGCGTAATTCACGGAATGAATCGATGTTCTCAGCTAGGAATTGAGCGTTTTCACTCGCACTTTGAGTGATTTCTTTTACAAACTCATAGTTCTGTAGTGTTTCAGCCACGATTGACTGACTTTCCTCCAAAATACGAGCAATTCCTTCAAGTGCCTTCTCTTCACGTTCTTTTAGATATACACCTTCTTCCTTTTTAAGGTCTTGAAGAAGCTCTTTTGCCTTACTGACAGCCAAATTAGTGTCAGCGAGTGACTTGAGGGCATCCATTTTTCCTTTTTCGATTGTTTGTATATCCATATATCTTTAGCCAGTATGAGAGCTTGCATCCCATAATCGTCTGTGCGTACTGGCTTTCGCCGTTAGACGATTAGTTTTTCAAGTTCCGACTTGCTTTTACGAGCGTCAAACTTGATGCCACGCTTAGTTAATTCAGCGATAACATCAGCTTTGTCACTGTATGTTGTCGTATTAGTTGGAATATTTAGTTCATCTTCTTTCTTCTCAACAGGTCCAATGTTCTTCTCTACAAAACTCTGGAGTTCAGCCACCTTTGCCATGAGACGGTCTGTCTCTGTCATCGGGGTAGGCTTAGCCTCAGTATAAAGCTCTGTAAGGAATGAAGCTTTAATGGTTTTAAATGAGTTTTCATCCCATAGAGGTACACCTGTTGGAATACCTGACGGGTCAGTTGTTGGAGCTTTACGCACCATTACTGCCTTAGCGAGATTGGTAGCGAGTAAGTTTCCTACGTGGTAGGGGAGTACGACACTTTCACCTGCTTTAATGCAAGGTTCTCCTGAAATACCAAAGATGGGGCGACCATCGTACATCGCACCTATTTCGGGAGTGAAGTCAAAGTCAGTCTTGTTATTCAACGTGACGACTTTGTAATCATTAGGATTGTTATCCATAATTTCCTTTTTATCTTAATAACAGAAGCTTTGACATATCTTCTGGCAGTAATGTACTGCACCCTCCTTCCAGCTTCCACGCTAGAAGGAGAAGCAATACACTATTAGATGTTTACCATCACGAGTGTTCCTTGGTCTGCTCCAGCGTTAGCTACGAGAGCGTAACCGAGAGATTGTTCATCGAACGGTCCCTTAGCGGTTGTTCCCTTCAAGACCTGTCCTACAGTATCATCACCAGTTACGAATGAAGCACCGATTACAAGTACTTCACCAGCAAGTACACGACCAGCACCACGAGTGAGGATCCAACCGTAGTCGGCAGCCGCAAATGAAGCTTGAGCGATACCCTGTGCTGATTGAAGCTTGCTTGTGACAGCAGCTGGATCAACGTAATTGAGAGTTCGAATAGTAAGGTCTGAGTCAGCTACTGCAAGAGCAGTAGTAAGAGCTGATTCTGGGTAGAGAGTCAAAGTAGTCGCATCGTTAGTACGAATCTTGAATACTTGGCCTACACCAGTACCATCATCTACAACACCGACAGCATCTTCAAATTGACCAACAGTCAATGAGTTAGCAGCACGAGTAAGGTAGACGATACGACCTTGACCATCAGTTGATGATGACCAGAGGTCTGATGCTGTTACACCATCTGGAATGGCTACCAAAGAGTTAGCTACAGCTGCTTGAGCGCGTACAAAAGTCCATTCACGACCATCTGGTGTGCAAGCGCGTTCTCCGAGCTTGAATGTCCCACGGTTAGATGAGGTCTGGTATACGCTTTGGAAAGATACAGTGTTCATAATTTATTTTTCAGCCTTTGATTCTTAGTCTAGGGCTATTTGAATTAGCAATTCTTGTTAAGTGGTTCCTGACATTGTTCCTGTAAGTCGTGGGTTTGTACCTACGAAGTTACCAGCGTAGATAAGGTAACCTACCTTAGTGAGCTGATCTACAGGAGCCATCATCTTTCGGAACTGGAAGCCACGAGTAGACTTTACGTTGCCTGGAACACCTGATGGTGTGGCATCTGAAGTAGCCTTGAAGTTAGCAGTTACGATTGATTCGTCTTGGTAATTAAAGCCTACGAAACCGAAAGCCTTAGAGTTTGTAAGGAAGAACTTACCTGATGGTACTTGTTCGTCCTTAGCGATTGGAGTACCACGGAATGTAAGGTATACGAAACCTTGTGACGCTCCGTTAGTAGGTCCAGCTGGTACACCACCCCATGCGTTCATACGTGGGTAGCCACTTGTTGAGAAGTTAGCTCGTACAGATGGAGTAAGAAGTGATTCGTAGGTAGACCATACTGCCTTGGTTGTGAAAGCAGCGTCTGGAGAATCTACACCAACAGTTGTAGCGTCATCAGCAGTAGCAAGCTTAGCAAGTGTCAAAGCACCAGTTGAAGCGAGGTAGTAACCTTCGAAAGCTGAGTAAGTAGAACGTGAGAGATTACCGTAAGTGGCAAAGAGAGTTGAGTCAGATGCACAGTTAGCGAGTGAATCCCAATCGTTTCCAGTACCATTACCAGTGTAAAGGTTCTGAGCCATGAGGTTCATAAGTGACTGAGCCTGTGAGTCAAATTCAGTGTCCATAAGAGCAACGATTTGTTCGTCTCCCATGTTAGCAGTAGTTTCAGCAATTGCTACAACTACTGGCTTGTTAGCCGCCTTAAGGTTGAATTCAGCTTGTACACGAACGTTTTCACGGTTAGTGTCAAGACGGTCTGCAATGCCCATGTTACCACCGTTGGTAGTATCCTGGTACTTGATTGCAAACTTGTAAGATGTACCAGTATTCCATTCCTTTGGCTTAGAAAGGAAAGTCATGAGACCTGGAGTTCCTGTTGTTACTTGGTCGTATACCTTCGGGAGGATGAACTCACGAGTGGTAGTGGTGACCGCTGTGTTAAAAATCATATTGATTAAGCGTTTAATTTAGTAAGTCTAATTGAGACTCCGCAAGAAATCTATTGCTGAACTAAATTGAGATGGGTCGGGTTTATGTCCGATAGCACCAGGAGAGACGGATACAGGGTCATTTCGCTTAGCGATATTCTGAGCAGTTGTCTGCTGAACATTCTTAGCGAGTTGAGACATATCTTTCATGTTCTCGTAGGCTATTTTCAAATCTCGGAAACCGTACTTATTAGCATGGAGGAAGAGTTTGTTTTCATCTACTTTAGGGTCAATGGCTTTTACCTCATTGAGCTGTTCGATGACAGCGTTTTCGACAGCTTGTTGCTGTGCGATACGGCTCTCTTCTGTTTGTCTAATTTCATTGAGTGCGGCTTCTTTAGCGAGTTGGATGATTTCAGCGTATGTCTCTGGGACGTATTCTGGATCATCATAGACTCTTGTGGTCTCTTCCTTTGGTTGGGTTTTCAAAGCTGCTAGCTCCTGAGATTTTCTTGTGTACTCAGGGTAGAAGTTATTCTTCCATTCCGATTGGAGTGTCTCAGCATCTACCTTACGTCCGTCTGGTAACTCAAAGAGTTGGACTTCTGGTATACCGTCTTCGACTACTTCCTCCTCTACGTCTTCGACTGCCTCCTCACTTGGTGCCTCCTCTTCTACAGAGTCTTCACTGTAAGGGATGTCTATTGTGTCTTCTGGGTCCATAATGTTTACGACTGCCCCCTCCGTAACTTGGCCTGTAAAGGCTGAAACAAAGTTGCTTGGTCAAGATTATGTTGCTAACTGTGGCTTTTAACGACATCCAACTTCAGGTCGTGTGTCTTACATTCCTACACCAGTACCATCAGAAGGTTTATATCCTGGTTTTGGACTCCATTTCTTTTTTGGGTTTGCCTTACCGATGATGACTTTTGTGTTGTCATTCTTTGGATATTTACCAGTAATGTTGTTGATTGATGGTGTGAACTTATTGACGGCTGATGCCTTCTTAGGAGCTGATGACTGTCCCCCGATAAGTGCGTTTAATCTGTCTGTGAATTTCATAAATAAATAATTACATTGTTGGTAACAGTTCTCCTTCTGGTGGTGGCGGTACTCCTCCAGCGGACATGGCTATTTGGTCTGGTGTGAGCTGGCCAGGCTGGAAAGGCACTGGCATTTCTTGTTGTTCAATCCCTACCGCTTCCATAGGGTTTTGCTGGTAGAGGACTGCGTTCTTAGAGAGTTCTTTAGCATTGTCATACTTAGCGATTTCCAAGTAATCGACTGGTGAGATGTACCCAGCTGCTACGTCATTTTGAGCCTGTTCAAACTTAAACTCATCATCTACAGGGAGAGTCTTGCCAGCGATAATCTTGATTTCAGAACCAGTCTCGAAGTCGTCTTGGATGATTTCGATAACTTCACGCGCTCCTTCCTTGCCCATCCACTTGGCGTAGTGGTATTCGGTGTAGCGAGTCTTGGCGAGTTGCATTCCCCACGAGAACATCTCGTGAGAGAGGAAATCTACCACTTGTACAAGCTCGTTTAGGCGTAGGAAGGACTGTTGAATGAGAGCAAGACGACCTGCTTTAGTTTCTTGTCCTTCACGTTCACCACGGAAAGCTGAAGTAGCGGCCATGATGTTGTCGATTTCAGACCGTGAGTCAATCATGTCTTCAAATACCATTTGAGGGAGTGGAGTACCTGTCTCACGTTGGACACCATTGACTACACCTTTACCCCAGATAATGCCTCTAGTCTCGAAGCGGATTCGTTGCGCATCGCTCTTACCCATTACTTCTGAATCAACCTTGATGATTCCGTTAGCGAGTTCACAGTTCTCATCAATATCCATCTTTCGCTTGTCGATACCACGTTGGAGTTCAGCCGATAGAGTAATCATGTCAGTTCGTCCGATTGGTGTGTTTTCGTTGTTAAACACAGTTGCGAACATATACGGCTTACGAGGTACGTCAAAGTAATTGAAGTAGTATGGCTTATACTTTACTTCTGTCTCTACCCCGGCTTCATCTTCGACCTCTACTTCACCCTCTTCTGATTGATACGATTCAGTAACAGCACCTTCAGCCATTTCAGCCTTACGTTGGTCTTGTTCAAGCTTGATGCCTTGGAGCATCTCACGGCGAGCGTCAATGTCAGCTTCCTTGAGTTGGTCTTCTTCTTCTTGGGTAATGAGAATACCGTCCCAGTCCCAGTAAGGGTTTTTGATACAACCTAGAATGATAGTGTCGTACTTGAAGATTACATAATCCTGAATCCATGCTTCTTGATATGAGAGAGTTGGGTTTTTTACATACAAGTCAGCATCGTCTGTGATGCCAAACTTCTTCATGAGTTCCTTCTTCTTTTCAGGGAAACGCTCAATTACTGAGCAAAGGTTATCTTCAATGGTTTCAATAGCAAACTCACTGTCCTGTTCCTTACGAGCATACTTACCAAAACGTACTTTACGAGGATCAATCGCTCTAAAGTCAAAGTCATTGATAGCAGGGTTCCAGAAGGCTTTAATGACTACTAAACGCCCAAAATAAAGGTTTCTTAGACCCATTCGCATTACTTCCTTAGTATTCAGGTCGGTGTATTTCTTTTGGAAAAAAGATTCTATCTTACGAGCGAAGTCTTGTGCATCTTCACCATCACGAGCAGGGAGAACATTGATTCCAGGAGGATTAGCGATGAGTGAGTTGATAACCGCTTCCATGTTTACAAAGATACGGTTCGCTTGAGTAGTGAACTTACGACGCTTTTCAGGGATAGATGAGAGCCACTCAGCTTTATTAGCGTAGACTGCTGTGTTGTTTTTATATACAGATTCAATAATATCCCAAAGTTCAGACGATGAATCCCAACGGTTTTTTACCAGTTTGAGTTGCTGTGCCTCGTCTAGTGATTTGATGTCAATCTTCATGTGATATAAAAAATAGCAAACACTCCCGTGAGGGAACATTTGCCTTGTGTTAAAGGGTTGGCAGTCGTTTCAGACACATTTATTCTAGCACACTTTATATGCTATTGGTCAAATCTAGCTGAGTATAAGATGTCTGCTCGGTTAATAGTCTTAATGTCTCCTTTCTTATCGAAGTGAATGACTGCACTACCGTTACGGATTTTAAATACACCAGCGTCTAATAAAAGACAGAATTCGTCATAATACTCCTGAAATAAAAGGAATTTCTTGGCTTCTTCGTCTGGAATGTATATTGCTACTTTATCCATTGTTTTCATTCCACATTACTGATACATCGTAAACATTATCCACTGAGATGACAGAAGGTTTATCCCCAGGGTCTTCGTTGAAAAAGACTCCAGCACCTTGAGAAAGGACTGCTAGGTAAGAATAAAGTGTACTAAACACATAGTGGTCTTCACCAGTGGTTGATTCCCATACATAACGTTCAATTCCTTTATTGTTTGTTACCTTCATACGTCTGAGTGTCTCGAAGTGTTTGATAAACAGTTGAAATTCTTTATCTGGTGTCACTCCAATGAGCCATTTAGCTTCAATCATGTCCGTGAGCATACGGTCAAGGATTCTGTCACGGTGCGAGTATACGATGCCTTTCTTATCATTTTCTCCCCACCACACAATCGTCTGAGGATTGTTGTTGTTCTCCATT